TCGTGCATCAAGATGCACGCTACGCGCGAAATGAATAACGCGTAATACGTTGATTGAAAAAATATTTCCAAAGATCACTGCGCTTTCTTTGCCTATCGTATGTCTCTTTGGGGAGAGTGGTGGGTTGAGATTGCCTTAATAGCACAAACCGCTATTCTACAGACAAAAAAAAAGCAAGGTAATTAACCTTGCTTTAGTAATTTGGTGGGATAATCACAACAAAATTAAAACAATAACCATTTGATTTTATTTAACATTTTATACAAATTATTTTAATTGTGTTACTAAACGTGTTACTAAAGTAAAAAGTCATTGTTAAAGTTTCTTATATCCCACTTATTCCCGCTTAATCCCACGTCATACCGCATACTTTTTAAAAGAATACAGTAACGGCGCGGAATTCTTTGAAAAACGACAATAGCCCTTATTTCAGGGCTATTGTTGCCAAGGGACTTCCCCATTTACCAAATAAACGCAAACTATTCTATACAATCCTTAATTAAATAACCAGCCGGTACTCCAACCAAGTAAGGTTTATGAATATCCGTACAACGGACAATTTCCACCTTTCCGCCTTTTTCTTTATAGGTATCTACGAATAAGCCATTTTTTCTTCTGATGGTATAGCCAAAACTTGGGTCATACACCGTTCCGCCAGATTTTGCACGTTCTGAAACATAAGCAAGAATAACAACATTCTTCCAGATTTTTTCTAACTTCCCGCCCTTTTCTTGCATAGCGGAAGCTACTTTTACCGTTTTTACATTAATTAATTCGGAAAAAACTTCAGGCGTTAAAATGCCTGTTTTTGTATATTTAATTCGTTCCAATAACGATTCATTTTCTTTTAAGGCTTGCCAAACATCATCAGAAATAACGCAAACATTAGGCTTTCTTCCAATTGTTGCATAAACAGTATTAATGGCTGTATCAATCGTTTTTAATGGTTCCGCTTCCTTGTGGTCAAATTTATCCTTGCCGGTTAAACTAACTACGTTTTCATTTAGGTAATTAGCCGGATTTTGTACTAATTTGGCAATTTCAACCTCTCTCCCTAATGCAATAACATCCTGCACCACTGAAAGGGCGTATTGTTTCAATGGATAACTAGCGTCATTATCTTCCCGGTAGTCTATTGGATATTCAATATCATGTTCTTCAAGAACAATTTCCATATTTCTAATATCTTCCGGGGTTAAGCGGTTAGAATCTCCGCGCACTTCCCGCACTGTGGATTGATTACGGAACGCCAAGCGCCCGAATTGAGGAATGCGCCCCCCTTCTTTGTAGATTTCAACGGCGGGGAATAGGGACTCTCCCGCTAATTCGGCATTGTAATAACCTTGCGCTAATTGGGTTAATACAGGGTCTTGGATTCGTGTATCTGCTAAGCTCATTATTTTTCTCCTATTCTATGAATTTCGTTAAATGCGGTTTTATAATCAACGCCTTTTTCATACATATGTGCACGAATTTTTTTATCTAATGCGATAACATCTTTTGGCGTATTTTCCGCATATTGTGTAGTTTGTTCTGCCATACCGTCGTCCGCGGATAACTCTCTATGCAAATAGATTCGCGGTTGACTATTTAGAAATTGTTTAACTTTGTTTAATAGCGTTTCTCCTTCACTGAAATTTAATGCTTCCCCGTTATCATAATCACAGGCATAGTTTAAAAGCTCTACGGCTTGCGGCTTATTCGCCGGCATTAATACGCCCTTATTCACTAACTCATTAGCAAATTGTTCATTCTTTGCCTTTTCGTCTTGGTTTAATTGTTGTTTTAAGCGTTGATTTTCAGATTTCAAACGCTCAATTTCTGCTTGTTCCATGTTTTCCCCTTATTGATTAATAATATGTAACGCCGTTTCATAATTCACATTTAGAATATTGGTGAAATAACTAACTTTTTCATGTAATTGTTCAGCGTAAGAAAGTGAATTTTCATCTTCACAGAATAAAATTAAATCCTCGTTAATTTCGGCATAAGCAAGATATTCAACGCTAACCTTTGGATCTAACATTCCGTGAACGGCCGGTGTTTGCTTGCCTAGCTCCAAGAATCCAACGTGTTTTAAGTAATATCCCAATTCATGAATTGGGTTCTGTTTTGCGCCGGGCGGGTAAAAGCTCGCACTAATGCCGCTAAATTCCCCATTCTTGATTTTCTGAATTAATTCCGGCGCAATTTCGGCTTCTGCAAATAATGCACCGGCATGATGAATTAAACGCTTGACCGCGCCGAGTTTTGGCTCGTCATTTTCAGGGTGTCCAATAACTAAAGGCGCAGATTTAATATCTTCGCTGTAAAACTGCCCTGCTTGTGCTAAATGCTGTTCCGTCCATTGCATTTTTGCGTTCTTGCCGGTGCCGTTATGCTTACCGGCGCGGAAGATTTCAAAAATGACTCGTTTCATACGTTCCCCTGTTGGCGTGCTTGTTTGTGAACACGGGCGATTACTTTTCTTATACCTGAATCGCTATATCCGAACTCCCTTGCTAATTCTGTATAGTTATTCCCATTAAATTTTTTATAAATTTGCATATCTTTTTTCCCTCGTCTAAATGCGGTTTGGGCGGGGAAATAAATAACCTGACCTGCATAAAAATCAGCAATAAAGTCGGAAACGCCACAGCCAATTTTTTTACAAACGTCATCATTGATTTTTAATTCCTTGCATAACCTGATTACGTTTTCTTCAATTTCTGTAAAAAGCTCGTGGCGGATTTTTGCCATTGAACTACTCATAAAAACTCCTTCTTATTACTTGTTTTAGATGGAGGTATTTTGGACGCGTCCGAAAGAAAGGTATTTTTTCCACGTTTGGAAAATTGAGAGAGGGAAAAAATTTATAAGAAAATATTGCACAAACAAAAGAAAAAAAGTTTTGCAAAATTAATCCACCACTCCACCACTTTTATTTATTTTTCATTTAATATCAAATAATTAAGAGCGATTTATGGTGGTGAAATAGTCCACCACAGTGGTGGTGTTTTTGGTGGAATGCGTGATTTTTAGGAAGTTTAAGCAAACAAAAAAGGGCAAAAGCCCTTTATTTGTATTTGCGGTTTGATTAGAATGTCGATATCTGCATTGGGCGGGCAGTCTCCGACAAGACCTCCAATCCCACGCCCAGCAGGCTCTATTTGTGTCGGCGGGTAGAGCTTAACCGTTCCACTGCTTTAAGGTTGTTTCCTTATCCCTCCAAAATGCATTCGTTCTGTAGTACCCTCTATTTAAGGTCTCGCTATAACTTACTTTTTCCCCTGATTCTTTAAAGGCGTCCGGCATAGCGTTCTTAAAAGCAAAGAGATTAAGCGGGCTGATATTATGGCATTCACAGTAAAACAAATAAGCGGAGTAAAGCGTAAATTCATCGCTATGTGACCTTCTGCTTCTTGCGCTACCCACTCGCAAGGCGCCAAACGCATTTTCTCTAAGCTCAAAATGCCCTAGGAAGTCAATTAAATGGTTAGCTTCCCGTTTTATGCCTTTCCCTTCATCTAATTCCTTATATTCTTCTAAAATAGTTCTTGCCGTATCCGGGTTAGGGAAAAGGGCTAATAACTTATTCACTATGCCGTAAACTTCCGTTTGCACTTTTTCGGTAAAATGCACGTCTTTTTTCTCTTTTGGGACTGCCCGGTCAAAAGGAATAATTATTCTCCTACGGGCTATGCCTCCGTTTCGGTCGGTAAATAATAAAGGGTAGTTTGTTATCAACATAAAAACAGGATTAAGCCTAACGGCAAAATCATCAATATAGTTCATTTTGACCGTGACACTATCCCCGCCGGTGATGGCTTTTAATTCATCCGCACTTCCTTTATAGGGCTTTTGGTCGGGCGATATGGCAAGGCTTTTCCCGATTAGCATAGCCCGCTTTTTATCAATTTCTAGCTCTTGTAGGCTAATGTAGGCAGTATTGCTTCCGCCGTTGATAATTGAGGCTATTTGACTAAATACGGATTTCCCTGCACCGGCTACGCCTGTGGCTTCCAAAAATAAGCCCCATTCGTGGCGATTGGTTAGCACCATATAAAGGCCCGCTAAAATCGCATTCTTTTTGTTGGTGTTGCCATTGCTGACAAATTCAATCCAGTCATCAAAATGCGGTGTATCTTTACTTTGTGTATTGCAGTTTAATTCCTCTACACTGCGTAAAAAATGCCCTATTTCGTGCGGCGTGAATTCGCCTGTTTTCTTATTAAGAACGCCATTTTGAAAGCCGATAAAATCGGGGTT